TCTTGATGATATCTGTGGCGATGATCCCGAAGGTGGTGAAGTCTACGCCGCCATTGAAGAGCTCCGTAGTAAGGTCGAGGCCATCGTCGAATGTGAAAGTTGCGAGTGTCGGCTGGGTGCCATCATCGTTGTTGATGTCGATGTAGCCACCTGCGGTGTTGATGGTGACTGTGACCGCCGCGCCGCCGTATGCTTCAATGGTAGTCTTGAGGTTGGTCATGTACGCTGACTGTGTGCCACCCGCGACGTAGGTGTCGGAGTAGCCTGTACCATTCAGCGTGAAAGTCATGGCCGTTCCCGGCGCATAGTGAGTGGATGAGACAAAGATTCTCTGTCCCTCGTCCACCTCATAATCCTGAGAGAGGGTGGGCGTGATAGCGATAGAGCCCTTGTTCCCTGAATTCGAGGTAACCCGAAGACGGATGTCACTATTAGCTGGTACTGCAGAGATGTTTGAGCCAATGAGAAATTGAAGAGCCTGCCCCTGCCAACTGCCAATGGGCTCGGATTCGAGTACGGTGAAGCCAGCCCCTGTGTCTATCGACAGCTCCCATGAATAGAGGTCACCTGCGTAGTGGCCACCACCGGGATTCGTTGGATCAACACCGCCAGCGACCACGTTGGTCTGGTCGATGAGCATGTCGAGGTGGAACAGAATGTCCGCCCCGTTGGCATCCCCCAGATTCCAGAAACGATCTACTGAAGCTGTGGGTGCGGGCGACATGATGGCTTGCGCTCTTGTTGACGCGGTGCCGTCCTGTGTCTGCAACATAGCCGTAGTATATGCGGTCTTTGGGGACTCGACCTGCGCTGCTACTGGGACTATTGCCTTGATCGTGGAGGTCAGCAAGTTGGGATTAGCAACGAGCTCCAACGGAAGGGTAGTCGCATCCAGCGTATCAGGTATGCCGCCTTTGGCGGTCTCTACCCACGCTGTGTTGTTGGAAAATCTGTAGTACACGTCGTCCAGCGTCTTATCGGGGTCTCCTTCAACTCTGATAGTGAACCCGTCCGGTGCCCATGCGGGCAACTGCTCGACGGATTGTATGGAGTCCTGTAGGAGGTCCATCCCTTGGTTCCCGAGGCCGTCAGTCAGCCGAATGACAAACTCGTTGTCAGCCAGCAGATTCGCTCCGGGTGTCAGGACGATGGTGTTACCACGAGTGGTTACAACTAGGTGATTCGTTCCGCCACTGCCCCACTTGTCGTTGATGGCCGTCCGTAAGTTGGAGGCCACGTTGGAGGTGTTTAGGCTCCGCTGATTAGTGGAGGTAGGTGCGGGTATCCAATAGTCAACCCAAGTTTGGAAGGGCGTGGACGGGTCGTAGGTGCCTGAGAAGTTGATGCCCACGGAGTACTGCACTCCGAAGTCGGTCTGGTTCACTACAATCAGCGCTTCTTTTCCGCGCTGCGAGGTGAGCGAGGCTGCCTGATCCACCACCGTCTCACGGTTGACAATGACGGTAGTGTCATTGAAGGTCGCAAGCCGGAAGGCTTCATTAGGAGAGGCGACAACGTCCAGATAGGTTTTGCCATCGGGGAAGGTTACTGGGACTTCTACTCCCGACACTGCGTTGAATACCTTGAGGTCACCGTCGAGCACGATCACCCAAAAGCGCTCATTGGCGTTCTTGTTGATCGTGTGAACGAAGGCGCCACTGTAGGCGGAAGCGGAGGCAGCTACCTCGGCAATCCACTGAGTGGGTGGCCTCTTGACCACACCCTCGGCGGGACGCAGCATGACGTTCTCCAGAGACTCGACCTCATTCACCTCACGGCGCTGAGGAGCCATCTGACTAACGCCCCCCAACAGATCGGGGATTGATTCCGAGATTCTAGGCATTTATGCTGTTCCTCCCCGAGGTTGCGCGCTGTCAGGCTGGCTGTTCACGACGAATCGTGTGCGGCCATGTGCCATGCGCGTGGTCGGGTTGTTGAGTATGTTGAATTTGCGCTCCAGCCCCTGCTCCCTGCGGAGAGTGCGCCGAGCGATCTGTTCGTCTTGTGCGGTGTAGCCCACCATGTCTTGTGCGCCTACCACCTGTGATGCGAAGCGGCGAGCTGCCCGCTTGATGATGTAGTCACGAGCCGTCTGTGGCATGTCCACGAAGTCAGTCGACCACGTAGCGTCAATGTACAGAGCGTCTCGCTCGGTGCTGAGGAAGCCGTCGCGGCCCCTGAACGTGTCGTAGAAGATGAGCTGCGGGGTTTCATTCGTGCTGGTTCCTGTGGTGCCCACTACCGTAGTGGTAACAGGAACGGAAAAGCTGTCATCATCGACTAGCGTGATGACGCGAGAACCGTCGATAACCGGGGTGCTGTCCGTCCCGGCGATGACTATGGTCTGCCCGTCGAGGTAGCCGTGGCCTGTAATCGTGACCACGGCAGCCGCGGCGTCTGTGATTGCAGTGATAGCCTGCGCCGCGCCGTCAACCAACTCGTTGGAAGTTGGGGGCTGCAGCGCTACGCCCAAGCCCGCCTGATTGACGAAGCCGGAGCCGGGAACATTGATGTGATCGGAGGTCTTCCAGCGCAGCAACGCTCGCTGCTTGGTGCTGGACTGCCCGCGCACTGGAACCTCGAAGACGTTGAGGGTATTCTGTGCGCTGTCGATATCGTCTATCCAGAGTATCTTCTGTGAGGGGAGAATCTGGACGCCGAATTCTGAGTTGAACCGCCACCGCTCCAGCAGCACTTCACGCGCCACGGTAGAGAGTACACTCTTGGCCAAGACGGCGTCTCGGCTGGTCGTGGTGGTGATGTCGGCTACGGGAGCAACGCCGATGGCTGCCAGCATCTCGTTAATCGCCTCCAGCTCTGTCTGAGCCACGAGCGCAACGATGTAGTCTGCCATGATGTTGTCCTAGTGTGGAATGTGTGCAGAAATGTAAACTGTGAGTTGTCAAAACAGAGGTAGGCAGGGACTCGAACCCTGATCCTACCAAAAAACCGGGAAGCCCCGTGAGGGACCACCCGGTAGATTTTCGAACCAAACAACCACACCGGCTTAGGTGTCGTTGAGGTTGACTGCGGCTTCCGGACGAAGGATGCCGTGGCCAATCGCGTACTTCGCGACGAGCAACGTACCTTGACGCCGAATGTCGTAGCCCATTTCCGTCCGCAAGTCGACCAGCTTGACAGTACCGACAGCGGAGCTGTGCGACACGCAAGAGACCAGCTTGGAGAAGTCACCCTGATAGGCCGCGGGGCCTGTCGTGATGTTCGTGGAAGGAAGGTTGTTGGTCTTGATGATGTCCAGACCAGCCACGCGGAAGATCGTACCAGCCGCGATGCTGCCCTCGCCACCAAAGTCCCGGTCAATCGCGGCGGTGTTCTGCACGAGATCGTAGTACGAGGCCGGACGCACAAACATGTTACGTCCGTTGGCTGCACCATTCGGGAACCCACCCTGAGGTACATCCTTCTCGTCGAGTGCCTGCGCGGCGGAATACGCCCCGGTAAGCAGCTCGGTGCCCGACGTGGGCATGTTCGCTGAGTTGAACTCGGACCCACCGGACAGTCCGGTGACGGTCGCAGAAGCCTTGGCGGCAAGCGCCATGACCTGAGCAATGTTCTGATCCGCGGTGACGGCCAGAGCTTCGCCCATCTGCTTCGAGTAAATCTGACGAACGTCGTAGTGGTTCATCGCTTCGTCGATCAAAGCAATGAAGTGGTCGGAAAGCAGCATGTCGTCGATGCTGATAACCCGCTCTGCATGGTTGAGAGCCTGACCCGTGAGTTCCACACCCGGAGTGTGGTAGCTCGCGCTGGACTTACCGGAGGCCGGGAACTGCGCCGACTTGCCGGAGCTGATGTTCCGCGATGAAGTCCTCTCCATGAACTGCGTGGTCTCGTTGAACGCGACCAGCACTTCACCAGAGAAAACCTTCAGGAAGATAGCTTTCGCATCTCCTGCGGAGTTAATCTGACCTAAGCGCGAGACGTTGGCAGTAGCCATTGTGCGTCTCTTTTCTTCAGATACGTGAAAGGTTGTCCACGCATCCGTCTCCTATCCGTGTCCTCACGAGATTGTCCGACGTATCGGGTCAAGGATTCGCTTGGTAAGGTCGGATGCTTCCCGCCCCGGAGGGGGCGTGAAAGCGCGGCAGGGGAAAGGAGGGAAACCCTACCGCGAACCACCGGCCTAAGCCGATGGCGGGGTTCTCAGTGCAGATACGATCTTGGGAGCCGTCTTCTCGACAGTCCGCCCTCCGATGTATCCGCCGAGTCCGGTCCAGATGATCTTCCAGACCAAGTCAGGGACTCCCTGCAACGGTGTCGGGTCCAGCCCGAACAGTACGAAGAAGGGGAGTGTGACGAAAGCCAGCATGGTGATGGGGCGCCACGAGCGTGTGATCCACGACTCGGACTGCGCCTCAGCCACTATGATCTGGCTCTGGATTGCTGCATACTCTGCGTCGAGCTTGGCTAGCTCTACTTCGAGTGCGTTCTTGAGCGTGTCAAGGCGCACCTGCTGGTCTAGCCGCTCGTCTTCCGTAGTGGTGACCTCATCGACGAGGCCCACTATGGCTTTGACACCATCGACTATGGCGCCAATGATGGGGAGTCCCATTAGACCCTCGGGTACGGACCAGAGATAGCGATCTGCTGCTCAACCTTGGCTCGGACTGCGGGGTCATTGCGGTACTCAGGTGACGCCTGCGCGGCTAGCTGCTCCGCAAGGCTGGTGAAGGCGGCTGTGCCCTCGGGGATGTAGACACCAGCGTCAGCACCAGCGACCACGTTCTGTACAGGCGCGAGGCTGCCGTTGGCATTCTCGTAGGCTTGACGGACATAGTGGAAGTTGGCTTCGATGAGAGCCTCGTTGCCGGAAGCCAGTGCAGCTTCGTAGGCGGCTTTCATGCCGGGGTCAATGTTTGGCCCGTCGAGATAAGTGCTGAGGGCTTGCAGCCCGTCGGCTCCCACCTGTGCGGCCATGCGGCTGGCTCTTTGGGTCACGTTGAACTCGTGTATGGCGTCCAACGCCGACTGTACCTCTGGTGCCAGCGTCTCAGGCTCTTTGGTTTTGCCTGTGACTGGAGCCGACTCGGGAGTCGGCTCGGGGGTACTCTGTGAGGTCAGTCTGCTCTCCAACTCTTTGTAAGAGCTGGCCATGTCCGCGACCGAAGCGAATTTCTCGGGCAGTCCTTCAGGACGTGCGCCGTCATCGGTCAGTTGAACCTTCGTCACTCCGTCTGACATTAGTGGTCAGTCCGAGTGAGGGTGCCCTTCTTCAGGGTTACCGTCTTGTCTCCGGTGGTACGCACCGTCCGTGCTGGCGCGGGGTACTTACCGGGGAGTACTACTGGAGTCCGTCCGTCATTGGAGACACCAAATACTGTCGCCTCGACCTCGGGCTCGTCCCCCTCGTTCTTTTTGAAGTTGGGGTTGTGGTTCATCGTCCCACCCTGTGATGCTTCAGGGGGGAGTGGGTTGCCATAACTGGCGTCATGCTCAGAACTCATTAGTTCTCCTTATTGAGCGGGTGGGGCGCCTTCTTGTGGCGCCTGTTGCTGCTGCGCTCCTGCCTGAATCGACGGACCAATAGCTTGCTGGGCCAGCTCCTGCTGGAAGGCTGCGCGGTCTTGTTCGGCAATCTCTTCGTCTGACACGAACAGGCCATCAATGTCGATGCCCAGCTCGGCAGCACGGATGCCAAGCAACACGTCTAGCTTGACTTTCCTGCCGATCCTATCGGGACCAAAGGTCTCCGCTATCCCCTGTATCAGAAGGTCGTACTTCTGAAGTTGCGCGAATCTACCAAGCGCAGGAAGTCCCGTCGTAACTTCGGGGGATACAACATCCTTGGGTAGGTCGGGTAGTCTGCCCTTCTTCTTGAGGAGGGACATGAACCGACGGGCAAGAGGTAGCTGCAGCTCCTGCGCCAAACGCGAAAAGACCCCACCGAGAGCCGTCTCCAGCTCCTGTGCGATCAGTCTGATTTCTTCTGCTGTGACTCGCTCGGCGTCTCGGATGTTGTCCGAGGTAAGCAGGAAGATTTGTGCGAGTCCCCTCTGTATGTTCTCCTGCACCTGCTTGGCTACGGATAGGTCCGCTGCCTTCTCCACCTTGAGTGTGCCGACGTCCTCTTCGCGACCTTCTATGATCGCTCCGTTGTCCGCGGCCTCCAGCTCGTCGGCTGAAGTGAGACCACCCTCGTTAATGAGGAAGATCGTCCGCGCCGAAGCCGCTGCTCCGGTGATGAGGCTGTCCTGCAGTGACTCGTTGGAGTCGAGGTCGCCTTGGAATTCCTCACCAAGGCCACGCCCATAGTTTTCGCCGGCAAGTAGCTGCCATGTCAGGGGGAGCCACGCTGGCTCGTCGACCGGACGGGTGCTTTCCGTT